GCCGCTATCCCTCCGCTGCCTTCAGGCAGCGGCTTCTCGCGGAGGAACCCGTGACGGCGTCGAACTCGTCGGCCGGCACACCCGCTATCCCTCCCCCCGCAGCCCGGGATTGCACCGGGCACGACGCCGCGCTATCCTCCCCGCCGCACGGCTCCCGCAGGGTCTCAACCCCCTGGCCGCACCCGGCGCAGACCGCCAGTTGTCGCAGACCCCTGGTCTCCGACTCACAATCCCCGCCTGAAAAAACATAACAAAATCAGCGTTGTGACAAAAGGCACCCCGATCCCGGGCGATTTGTCCCGCCTTTGTCCCACCATTTGTCACGGCTAAGTGGTTGATATTCCACGATATTACCCCGCTGGGACAAATGGGACAGGATTCCAGAAAAATGCTTTCACATGTGCGCGCGTGACGCGCGCGCGCGCATGCGCGTAAGGGTATATATATATATAATTTGTCCCATTTATTTATTATTATAGGGGTTCCTCACATTACATCAATGACTTAGCGGAAATTCGTTTTGGGACAGCAATGGGACAAACCATGCTAACGCATTGATAGCGCTTGGGACATTTTCCGGGACAGGATTTTCATTGCGGGACAGGTTTGTAGCAGACAGCCTCTCGCCGCCCGCTATACACACCGCCCGCGGCCTGCTACGATCAGGCCTTGACGGCGGGGAGGATGTCAGAACCATCCACCAAATGCGGAACACTTTCCATCCCGCGCCAAATTTGCTACGCTGCCGCGCATGAGCGAGCAAGTGCCTGCCATCACGACACCTGACGTCCCCCGTGAAGTGCCACGCGACGAGCGCGGCCGCTGGAAACCTGGGGTGTCACCAAACCCGAGCGGCCGCTCACGCTCTGATCTCGAGGTTGCCGCACTTCTCGCCAGGCTCACGCCGCGCGCGCTCGAAGTGCTTGGCCAGAAGATGGAAGAAGGCGATCTCGCTGCGGCCAAAGCCATCACCTCGTTGGGGATCGCGCCGCCGAAGTCGCGACCCGTGCGCGTCGATATCGGTCCTTTGCGCACCGGCCCAGATTGCATCGCGGCTCTTGAGCGTATCAGCGAGGCCGTGTCGTCTGCCGAAATCACCCCCACCGACGCAGGACCGCTCATTGGTCTGGTGCAGGCGGCGCAGAAAGCGATCGAGGTTGTCAGCTTCGAGGATCGTATCCGGGCGCTTGAGGCGCGGTCAGCGGGCCAGTGAGCGCATCCCTTGCGCGGCGTCTCGATGCTCTTGAGCGATCGAGCAGGATCGGCGTGCAGGTGATCGACCCGACTGGCCTGGCCGAGTGGCATAGGGGAATGTGGCCGCCGTGGCGGGTATCGGCGTCGGGGGTAGGCGAGGGGGCGAGCGGCGTGGAAACTGATTGTCCATCAGAGGGTCTGGTCCAGAATAACGAGTAACATCAACGGTTTAACAATAGGTGGCAAAAATGGGTCCGCACCATGTCCGCAAAAACGCCCGATGACCTCGTGATTTCGGAGGAGGACTACCGGGCGGCGCTCTGGTCAGCCCCCTTTCTGGCGCGCGAGGCTGAGGCGCCCCCGCCGGAGGACGCAGCGTGAGCGCGGTGCATGAGGCCGTGCCAACCGGCCTGGCGGCGCACGTCGAGATTGAGGAAGCGCATGGCGCCCGCTTCGACGCCGAGGCGGTGCGGCCTTGGCGCGTCGTAGGATGGGGCACGCGGCTGGTGCGGCTCGGTCTGCTACCTGCAGAGGCGGAAGCATGGTGCGAGCGGTATGCGCGCGACTGCGAGACTACCGAGCGCGTGACGGCAGGCACCGGAGAGGGGTTGGGATCGTCGCCAGGCCCGCGGTCCCCGTCGGAGCGGGTGTTGGAAGCCGCCGAGCGCGTGAGGGCCATCCACGCGCGTTTGACGCAGCCGCAGGTCGAGACTCTGGAGGGCGCGTTGGTGCGGAATTTCCGTCTGGTCGATCTGGCCGTGATGATCGGGCTGCGTCCGCGGGATGACGAGATCATGAGCGCTTTCGCCGGGCGTGTGTGCCGGCGTGTGCAGGATCGGGTCGCATGTGTGATTGAGCTAGCGCGCGGATCGGAGAGGGGCTAGGAACATCCTGGCGTATGGCTTGGCCGCGACTGGCAAGGACTGGCAGGCGTGCTTGATGCGCGAGGCGGCGCATAATCGCGTAATTTCAGATACTTAAACCTATCTCTCAAAGCATCTTCGTATACCATTGACTTGTCAAAGTTTTCGCTGCATGGTTGGTATGCTGGCGTTACGCATGAGCGGCGCCATGTCTCCTAGGAGCGTGCCATATCAGCCTATGCGCAGCGAGCGGCGGAAATTCGGCTGCCGGGCTTGCACGCCGGGCAGCGCGAGATTGTCGATCTTGTCCGGCATCACGAAAAAATCGTCATCCGGGCCGGCCGCCGCTTTGGCAAATCGACCGTCCTGGAGTGGATTGCGGCGAAGGCTGCGATAGGCCGCCCCGGCGAGCGCACTAGCGGCCTGCGCGTCGGATGGTTCGGGCCAGACTTCCGCCGCAATCGGCCATCGTTCGACCGACTGGCTAGGCTCCTTGCTCCCTTGACGACCTCTCGCAGCGCAACGTTTCTGAGCATCGAGCTGGCGAGCGGCGGCGGCATTGAATTCTGGACGCTCGGGGATGAGAACGCCGGCCGGTCACGGGTTTACGACCTGGTGATTATCGACGAGGCGACGCTCGCTATTCGCGAGATCACACCGGTATGGGAGCAGGCGATCCGCCCCACGCTGATCGACCGCGGCGGCGTGGCGATCATGGCCGGCACGCCGAAGGGGATACAGGCGAATCAGCTTTTCTATCGCGCGTGCAACGGCGAGGAAAAAGGCTGGGTTGAATACCACGCGCCGACGACGGCTAATCCTTTCCTTCAAGAGGATGAACTTGAGCGGCTGCCGCTCGAATATCCGCCTCTCGTCTATCAGCAGGAAATCCTTGCGGAATTCGTCGATTGGCGAGGCGCGCCTTTCTTTAGCGAGGATGCGTGGCTTGTGAATGGCAAAGCGGTTCCGATGCCGTCGCCCATCGATCGCATATATGCGACGATCGATACGGCGATGAAGTCAGGCCGCGAGCATGACGGCACGGCGGTTGTCTATTTCGCGAAGAACCGGCTTCACGATCGGAAAATCTACGTTCTCGACTGGGACGTTGTGCACATAGCCGGCAATCTTCTGATCGACTGGTATCCGTCCGTGCTGCGCCGCATGCAGGAGCTATCGGATCAGTGCCGAGCGCGATATGAGCCGCGCGGTCCGTTTGTCGAGGATGCAAGTGCCGGCACCATTCTCATCCAGCAGGCGATCCGACAGCGCATGCCGGTCGAGGCGATCCACACGAAGCTTACGTCGGTCGGCAAGGACGAACGCGCGCTCTCGACGGTGAGCTATCACGCGAGCAGTCTGGTGGCGATTACCGAATATGCTGCGAACAAATCAGTCAACTGGAACGGATCAACGCGGAACCATTTTATGTCGCAGGTCATTGGCTATCGCCCCGGCTTGCCGATGAGCCACGATGACCTGCTCGACTGCTACACCTATGGCCTGTCGCTGGGTCTCGGGGACGGGAGCGGCTGGTGAGCTGGAATTTATTTTGGCCTCGGTCATCACCCAGTGGCGAGCAGGGAGAGGTCACCGTAGACAAAAGCCATCCTTCCCCGCTTTGGACTCTTATCGAGCGCATTGGGCCTGGATATGAGCCTAGCTACGAAGATTGTAAAATCATATATGTCTATCATCCGCTTGGCGCGCGGATCGTGGATGCGCCGATCTATATGGCGTTTCATCGACCGCGCGTCATCAGCGTCGAGGATGGTCCGAAAGAGGAGCTGATAGAGGCTTTCGATAAGGAGTGGAAATCCTTAGCCGAGCAAGGCGCGACGCGGTTGATTATCCAAGCGGTGCGGCTTGCGGCGATCTACGGCATTTCCGCCGTTGGCGTCGGTGTTCCAGGTATACCGACCTATCGACCTCTGACAGATGATGAGTGGCTTTCGCCTGACATCTACTTCCAAATATTCGATCCCCTCAATACGGCCGGCAGTCTGACGCTCTCGCAAAATCCGCAATCGCCTGACTTTCTCAAGCCGCGGCATTTCATCGTCGATAATCAGGTGTATCACCTGTCGCGCGGCGTCGTCACGCAGAACGAAGATCCGATCTATATCCAGTGGACGTCGGCTGCGTTCGGCTTCACTGGTCGATCGAAATACATACGCGCGATGTATCCGCTTGCGTCATATGTTCGCATGATGGTTGCGAACAACATGGTTTCTCAAAAACTCGGCCTGCTGATTGCGAAACTTAAGCCGCAGGGCTCTGTAGTTGACAACACTTCAGAGGCCATGTGGGCTCGGAAGCTACAAAAGTTCAAAGCTGGTTCGACGTATAACACAATCTCGATCGACGTTGAGGAGGCGATCGAGACGCTGAATATGATGAATGTCGATGGCGCAGGAAAATTTGCGCGAGACAACATCATCCAGGATATCGCCAGCGCAGCAGGGATGCCGGCATTGCTACTCTCGCAAGACACGCTCGCGGAGGGCTTCGCGGACGGCAGCGAGGATGCGAAAACGATCTCTTCCTACATCGAAGCGTATCGCGCGCAGCAGGAACCGCTGTTCCGATTTTTCGATAGAATCGTTCAGCGCCGGGCATGGTCGCCGGACTTCTATCGCGCGATGAAGCGGAAATATCCGAGCGTGATAGGCAATCACAGCTATGCCGAGTGCTTTCAGGAATGGTGTGATGGATTCAAGCCGCAATGGCCTTCCTTGGTGCAGCAGAGCGACAAGGACGAGCTTGAAGGTCAGCAGCGCCGCTTCGACAGCGTGGTGAAGTTGCTGGAGGTGATGGGCGCGATGACGGCTGATCCTGAATCTCGCGCGCAGCTTATATCCTGGGCCGCTGACAATATCAACGCGCAAAACAAAATGTTTGCCGCACCTCTGCTCATCGATCCTGAGCTTGCCGCGACGATGCCGCCATCGGCCGATCCACAAGAAGACAAGCCCCCGGCCAAAGAAGATGAAGCGGCTTGACCGTGTCATCGCGGAAGCGATCAAAGCTCAGATTACCGGGAAACAGACTGCAGAGAACTGGCAATACATTCTCCAACGATTGTTCGCCGAGATTGATGCCGATGCCGAGATTGATACAAGCGTAGCGGCACGTCTCAAGCGCGACTTCGAGGCGCAAGTCGGGAAGGCAGAAAAGAACCACAAGGGACTTCCTCGGTTCACTGTTGATCGTCTGCGCCCGGCGCTGCGCAAAAAGCTGGACGAGAGGATCGTTCAGTCCCTCGATCTCATTAAGCTGAGGCGCAAAGAAGCGATCTCGAACGCGCTGGCGCGCTTTACTGGATGGGCGTCGTCTGTTCCCGACATGCGCGCGAAGATCGACATGCGGGAGGTGCGCGAGCACGTTTACAAGCCGATTGCGCAAGTGAAATACGAAGCGCGGCGCGTAGCCATTGATCAGTCTCACAAGCTCATTGCTGCGATCAATGAGACGATCGCCGAGGATGGCGGCGCGATTGCGCTGATATGGTGGTCGAATTGGCGGCAGGCCGGCTACGACTACCGCAAGGATCACAAAGAGCGGGACGGCAAGGTGTGGATTATCCCCGGATCCTGGGCACAGAAGGCGGGTTTTTTTTCGGCCAAGGCGCCGCGCTACGACCAGATTACGCACGTCGCTGAGGAACCGTATTGCCGATGCTATGCAACGTTTCTTTATCACCTTGAGGATATCCCGCAATCCATGCTCTCGTTCAAAGGCTTGGCGTATCTCCGTAAGGCGGCATGAACGAGCGCGAAGCGGCCATTGCGATGGCCGAAGGGAGAATTCCTAGCCCCGCGCGTATCGGTGACCTGACGCTTGTCAAAATGCGCATCACCGGCAGTGGGATGAGCTATCGCAGCGGTCTCAAAGAGTATGTGTGGCGAGAGCCTGAGATTTTCGCGACGCAAGAATTCGCGGATCGGTGCAATGGAATTCCGGTCGTCTATGAGCACACGAACGATCAGGATGAGATCGTCGAGCGCATCATGGGGACGGTCATCTATCCCTACGTAGAGGGCGATGAGGTGTGGGGCATCGTCCGCATCTTCCTTGAGCATGACATCGACATGATGGTGTCTTCGCATACCAGCACGAGCCCGGCTGTTGTTTTTCTTGATCCTGCCGAACTCAATGTGACGAGACTGCCGTCCGGTGAGGTCGTGCGTATCGAGGGAAGGCCGACCATCATCGATCATCTCGCGGTTGTTCCGCTCGGCGTCTGGGACAAGGGCACCGATCCAAAAGGGATTCGGATGAACCAATCATGAGCGAATCAGTCACGACCATCGTCCCTCTGGAAAACGGAGATTACGAGGTGTTTGCTACCGACGCAGAAAGCGAGAAGGAAGCCGGCAAGAAGAAATACGGGGACGTGAAATTCGCCGATCCTGAAAACTCGAAATACCCGATCGACACGGAAGAACACATTCGAGCCGCATGGGATTACATCCACAAGGGAAAAGACGCCGACAAATACGACTCGGAAAAACTTGCGGAGATGAAAAGAAAGATCGTTTCCGCATGGAAAGAGAAGATCGACCCGTCCGGCCCGCCGGAATCACAGAAGGATAGCAACATGGATGACGAGAAAGACTGCGCTGACGCCCGCAGTGATTCCGAGCGTCTCAACGAGTTCATGGACTCCGTGACCAAGCGCATGGACGAAATGAACAAGCGGTTCGATGCCCTCGACGCGGAGCGAAAAGATCGCGAGCGGCGCGACGCCGAGGAGAAAGAGCGCGAGGAAAAAGAGCGCGAGGATCGTGCTCGGAAAGATGCCGAGCGCAAGGACCGCAAGGACGGCGACCGCTTTGACGAAGACGACAAAGAACCCGAGCGCAAGGACGGCGAGAAGGATGATGAATACACCATCCGCCTCGACAAATGGCGCAAGGACCGCGAGAGGCGAGATCGCGAGCGGCGCGATGCCGAAGAGCGCGAGCGCGAGGAGAAAGAGCGCGAAGACGCCCGGCGGCATGACGCTGCCGACATCGCCAAGCTGAAGCGCGAGATCGACCAGCTTCGCAACATGCTTATCACGCAACCGTCCGACGACGAGCGCGGTAAGATCGCCGAGGCCCGGCAGCGCGTGGCGGACGTCGCCACCTACTGCAATGATGCCGTGCCGACCCCGATCCCCGGCGAAGACCTGCACTCCTTCCGTCGTCGGTGCCTCAAGAAATACCAAGCGCACAGCAAGGAATTCAAGGACGTTGACCTCCTGACGCTCACGCCTGGGCCGGTGTTCGATGCGGTCGAGGGTGCGATCTATCGCGACGCGCAGCAGGCAGCTCGGACTCTGCCGACCAGCACGGGTGCCATGCGCACGCGCGTCTATACCGACGAGGCTGGCCGGCGCGTCGAGGAAGTTATCGGTGACTCACCGGCATGGATGGAAGCCTTCACGCCGCAGCCGATGGGCGTGAAATTCAATGTGAAAGGGACGGCCCAATGAGCGGCGCCATTTCGTTTTTCCCGTGGACGACGACCAACGCGGAAAATTCGTTCTCCGTCGAGACGGTCGGCGCAACGCAGGGGTTCATCTTCGATGATCCTGTCATCAACCCGACGCAGATTGCCGCCGCGGTCGTCGATGCGAGCAACACCGCGCCGCTCTTTGGTGGCCTGCCGCTTCAGATTCTCTTGACGGCGGCGGCTGGTCGCGAGGCGTTTCATAGTTCGGCGCTCTTGGCGGCGACCAACGCGGACATCAACGGGTTCTGTACGTTCACCTATGCGAAAAACGGCATCGTTGTCCCCGGCTCGGACAACGTGCCGATCTATGGTGTCGGCGGAACCTGCAACTATGTCGCTCTCGGCAGCCGCGCGCGCCTTGTCTTGCAGGCGTCTTCCGCTCTGGTGGACTCTTTGAGCGGGGTCGGCGTCAACACGCAAATCTCGTGGAATTTCACCACCGGGATGGCGGACGTTTACAATTCAACCACGGGCGCGCTTCCGATCACGAACATTGCCGGCGTCTATATCGGCAACGCTCTCGTGGCGGAACAAGTCAGCTCGACGTGGAAATTCAGATACGGCAACGCCATTGCCGTGACGGTGTAAGGAGCACATAAGATGGCAAGCATTACCTCTGCGTTCGTTCGGGTTGAGCCTTCTTACACCGAACCGAATATCCTTCTGCAGATCGCACAGCCTAGCGGGTTTTTGCGACTTCTCGCGGATGACAAAATCCGCGTGATGTTGGGCGAGGGCGATCTCGCGGTCTACATCAAGCGGCTCAATCTGACGACCTCGGCTTTCGGCGCGCAGTCGCCGTTTACCTTGACCGCGGCTGAGTTCATCAACGCCTCGTTCATGAGCACGGCGACCTATCACTTTTCCAATCGGTCGGTATGGTCTCGATCGGAGGAAGAAGCGGCCGGCCGTTGGGGGTTCTCGATCGTGCAGGCTTTGGAATTTGCGCAGCGCCAAGCGCATTTCCAAACGGCGCGGAATGTCTGCCTCTATGGCGCTATCCCGTCCAATGGCGAGGGGCTGCTCAACACGCCAGGTGCTCCGAATGTCACGCTTCCGCCGGACAGCAATGGCAATGCCACGCTGACGAGCTATGACAACGGCGAGATGGCGCAGTTCCTGTTGCAGACCATCGTGAATATGATCACGTCTATGTTCCAAGCGCAAGTTCCGCAGAAGATTTCTGTTCTCGGTCCGCAGCGCGATATCCTCTACATGCAGCAGGTCGGCATCGTGCAGCTTGTGCAATTCCAGCGCAGCGGCGCCGGCAGCGCGACCACGGCGCAGATGGTGCAGAGCATCCAGGAAGCGGCTGGGAACAGCATCGAGTGGAACGTCGATGATACTCTCATCGGCAAAGGTGCTGGCGGCAGTGACGCCGTGATCGTCACCATTCCGAAGATCAAGAACCCGCAAGGCAAGTCCATCAACACGAACATCTTTGCCGAGTTGACTCCGAACCTCGACGAGTGCGTGTTGCAGTATTCCGACATGGCGGCCCCGCGCAAGATCACGTCGCCGGCGCCGATGGGGATGACCGAACAATATCTCGCTTGGCGCATGTCGTCGGGGTGGGCGCCTCGGCCGCAAGCGATCACCATCCTCAATATCCCCTACTGAGGAGGCGTTATGATCGTCATCATCAACGGAACGAAACAGCCTGTCGTTCTTCATTGGAGGCTTGATCACGAGAAATCGCGGCGTGATCTGGTTCGACCGTTCCAGCTTGGCGCCGGGAAACAGGCAACGCTCCCCGCTGAATGGGGACTTGATGAGCATGTTAAGTTCATTGATCATCATGTCAAGCACTACGGCATGAAGAAGATCACCGAGCTTGACGCGATCAATGCGCACGACGGCATATTTTACTACGAGAAACAGGCACACCAGCGTCAAATCATCGAGGCGGTTGAGGCGCGCGACAAGAAGCGCGATGCCGAAGCGCTGGATATCATGGAGAGCACTGCCGTCGCATTCGATCATCAAATGCGGCATCTTGCGCCTGACCCGCTCCAGCCGATCGGCGCGCAGCAAACTTCCATGAAGGTGACGACCGAGATCGACCCTGGAGACCCGGAGCCGGAAAAGGTCGTCAATCGTGAGATCGCGCCGCAGCCTGGCCGCGCGCGGAGGAAGTGATGGCGTGGACTGATCCGTTCAGTCCTAACCTAGCGGATTACCAGAGCTTCTTGACCGAGCAGGGGTTCTCGGCGTCTGTCTTGCCGCCGTCATCGCCGTGGATTCAGTGGTCGTTCAATCGTGCGATCTCGGTTGTCATTCCGGTCTGCACTCCGGGACCGAGTTTTCTGGGCTCTCCCGCGGGGACCGGAGCGCCGGAATACACGATCGCCGTCTATAATCTCGCGACTCATCATCTTGTGCTGATGGCTCAGGATCAGCCTGGGTTGTCGTTTTTCACGGACCTCCGCGCGCGGTTAAATACGGCTGGGTTCATCGCTGGTGTTGTTGCATCGAGTTCCGATCAAGGGACAAGCTCGACGATGCTGGTGCCTGACGCCTTCAAGGGCTTCCGCATCGCCGATCTGGAATATCTTAAGACGATATGGGGCCGCGCATATCTGTCCTATGCGCAGAAGGCCGGCCCGGTTGTCACGGTCATGGTGTGATGAAGATCGTCCTTGGCGTGCTTGATACTACGCATATGGAATATCTGCACGGCGTGCCGGCGAAAGAAAGCGATTTGACGATTGGCGACTTGGCGGAAATCCTGGAGAGCAAATACCGGATCATGCAGACTTTCGCCGACATGCGCAAAGGCGAGATCGCGAAGGCGGTGAAAGAAGCAGTCGCGCTCAAGATCAAAGCGGAGATACGTGGCGTGAAGACTCCGGTCAATCATCTTGAGCGGGCGTTCGCTGGCATTGAGCACTCGTTCAAGGACTTCATAGCGACGCAGCAGATGGATGGCCGCGTTGCTGGTGTGCCAACGAAGGCTTCGCTGATGGGCGTGAATCACCGCTTGAAGCATCCCTACGCCTCGAGCAACCCGGTGAGGCCCAGCTTCATCGACACGGGGCAGTATGTGGCGTCATTCAAGGCATGGCAACCGTGAGTGTGCTAGGCGAGTTCGGTGCGCAAACCCCGCTGCAAAGCACGCTTGGCGCTGGCGTCGATGCGCTCGACCGGCAGCAGGTCATCCAGTTCCGGCAATATCGCCGCACGGTTCTTCCGATCGACGGTTATGTGTTCTGGGTTCTCGCCGGCCAGACGATCAACGTCCGCGGCTCGCTGCATTATTCCTCGGACGTTGAGCAAGACGACGATCAGACGATCGGTGTGAACCGGCTTCTGTTCACAACGCGCGACGAGATTGCCGAGTTCAACGAAGCTTCGCCAGACACTATGTTCATCGGCGATCATCGCGGCATCAAAGTGGCTTTCTCTGGCCGCGGAATGCGGGCACCGGAAGCAGGCATCTGGCACTATTTCGGCAATGCGATCTATCCGCCATTCTTCTCGCAAATCATCGACGACCCGGCTGCTCTCGCAAACGTAGAGCCAATCGTTTCCAACAGCCTGCCGATATGGCTTTCGCTGACGGCGTTCGGTCCGGTCTATCCCGCGTATCTCGTCGATCCGAATATCACGCCGCCATATATCGCCGTTGATATCGATTCCGAGACAACGGACGAATGGCAATCGCTGCCAAGTTACGATGCCGCAGAGAGTTACGCAGAGGGCGATGTCTCTCTTGGCGTGCCAGACCAATCGATCCTAGGCGCGTTCTTTCCGACCGCATCGCAGCTCGTGCATGAGCGAGTTCGGTTCATCCTCTATGGGTTCAACAATCAACAGGCTTTGTCATATCGCTCCTATGTTCTCGAAAATAGCCTTGACGGCGATATCTGGGGCGTCAGCGAGGTTTCGCCGATCCGAGACGAAAAGCGCATCCAGCGTGAAATCGCGGCTATCGCGATGAAAAAGACGTTCAGCATGAGCGTCAACTATCTGCAATCGGCAGTCGTGCAGATTTCCGAGCGGCTAATCAAATCCGCATCCATCTCTCTAACCGAGGAGTCTCTCTGATGGCGAACACTCCGGCTGTTCTGGTGCCGTCCGTCGCTGGCAACAAGAACGCGCTCAACATCACCACCACGACTGTTGTCAAATCGACGGCGGGCACCGTGCGCATGGTTTCCGTCAATACGGCGGGAAGCGTTGCCGGTGGCGTCTATGACACTGCCCTTGTCGCTGACGTGAGTAGCGGCACTTTGGCTTTCGTCATTCCCGAAGCCGCCACCGCCGGCCCGCAGGAATGGAAGTTCTATTGCGCGAACGGCATCACCGTAGTCCCTCCGGCCACCGGCGTAGTCTCTGTGTCGTTTGAGTAAGGAATAGCCAAATGGCAACGACGATCACGCCGCAGATCGTGACGGTAAACGTCACGGTCCAAGAAGCGGCACAGCCTTCGCAATATCAGCAGAGCGGCGCGATTGTCTCGGTCGGCGGCACGACGTTGCCCGTTGGCACGTATCAGTATTGCGGCAATCTGGCGGCACTGACGGCGATTCTCGGCACTGCCGGCAACTATGCTGAGCTGACCAACATGGCGACGACGTTCTTCGCTCAGGGCGGTGCAGTAGGGCTGTATGTGCTTGAGCTCGGAACGCAGACAAGCCCAACGCCGAGCGCTCTGGGCACGTGGGATGCAGCCAATCCGGGGATTTTCTATGCCTATCTTGTGCCCGCCGATTGGGACGGGACGGCAATGCAGACCCTGGCAGCGAGTTATGCCAGCAATACCGGACTCAAATACTTCTTCGTCGCCACGACGCAGACGACGATCACGGATTATGCCGGCACCAAATCGGTGTTTCCGTTCGTCAACGCGCCGGCGATGGGTTCGAGCGAGTTCGACGCCGCATCTGCATTCTATCAATTTTTGGCAAACAATCCCTCGCCGTCCAACAAGCTTGCGCCTATGGCGTATCGCCAGCTTTTCGGCACGACGCCGTGGCCCGCGACCGGCCAATCTTCTGCGCTTCAATCGATCCTGAGCAATTTCGGCAACATCTCCTATCCGATGAACCAGGCTGGATTGACGGGCGCCGGACTTTGGAAAGGCACGCTTGCGAACGGAACCCAGGCGTCATTCTGGTATGGGATTGACTGGCTCAACATCAACATCAATCAGGCGATAGCGAACGCAGTCGTCAACGGCTCGAATGGCAATCCGCCTCTGCTCTACAACCAGGCCGGCATCAATACCCTTCTGGCGGCGGCGGAAGCTGTTGCTGATACCGGCGTCCAATCCGGTTGTGCTCTCAGTGCGACAATCACGGCGGTGCCGTTCTCGACGTATGTGAGCCAATTCCCGGACAATTACGCGGCGGGCATTTATGACGGTCTTTCCGCGACCGTCGTGGGGCAATCGGGCTTCCTAACCGTCACGTTCAATCTCAACGCCACGCAGTTCGCATAAGGAAGACGCAGCATGAGCGGAACAACTGGCGTATCACTCCAGCAACTCGTGCAGCAGGGGACGCTAAACCGGCTTCGGGCTTCGATTGTCATTCCAAGCAATCCGACGCTCAACGTCAACGCCGATCATCTTGGGCGGGAAGGCATCAATTTCGACTTCGAGGGTGCTGCGACTGATTTCCCTCCGACCATGACGGGGTTTGTGACATCCGCGGCTCCCTACGTAGGCGTTATAATCCGCGTTCAAATGCTCAGAACGCAAGGTATCGCCGGCGCATGGCAACAGCAAATCCAGCAAAGCACGGTGTTGGGAACGGTAAAAATTCATACCGATGTCACGACCACTGGCGTATCGAGCCTTACTTTCCGAGAAACGGCGATCCGAAAAATTCCTCAGTTCAATATGGACGGGGGTAACCCTTATTATCAGGTCGAGTTGTTCGGCGCATATCTCATCAACGCCGATCTCTTGAACATCGCATGATCCGTGTCGATGAAAAGCTGAACGTCGTCATTTCGGTTGCGGATGAAGACGAACAGCCTGCGTTCTATGTGTATAGCGCGCCGATCTCGCGCGAGGTGTTTGAGGCAAATTTTCGCATTCTGTCTTTGACGTATGCGGAGATCACCGGCCAAGATTCAAGCTATCTATCCGTCGGCATACGCTGTGCCGCTCTGACGCTCAAGGACGTGGCGGCATCTGAGGCGGCCAGGAAGGGGCGCCAAGGCGACGGCGGGGCTGCCGCGTTGCTTGCCGAGATCAAGCGGCTGACGACCATCCTGGCGCCGTCGCCGGGGGGATGGGAGACGCTTCCGGTCCCAGATGCCATCCGCGCGCAAGTGCTGACCGACGAAGAATGGTCGGAGGTCGAAAGCGCGATCGTTTTTTTTACGGGAGCCTACTGGCTGGCACCGATCAGGCGTCGAAAGGAAGTGGTGACAGCCTTGTGCTCGATGCTCGGCTGGCAAGCAACGTCATCGCTGCCGTCGGAGTTCGCCGCTGGTTTGCCGACCTCGAAGCCGGGCGCCTCGCCGAAGGTGGGGGCATCCTCGGTTCCGTCCTGACCTATGCCGCACGGGAAGGCTTCGGTGACTTCATGGCGCTTCACGGCAAGTCGTTCGACACGGCGCATGAGTTCCGCAATCGTTTCCTGATTTCCTTCTTGAAAGGCATCTCCGGTGGCTGAGCGCAGGCCGATCATCACCATCGAGGTGGACGATACAGAGTTTAAAAGGTTCAAGCGCGAGTTCGATGTGTTCAAGAACGGCGGCGGCATCATGCGGTTAGGTGTCGCTGGCGCTGGGATGTTCCGATCGTCCGACATCCCCGGCGTTGGCCTGGCGCGAGCGATGGAAACGCTCGGTGAGCGCATTCTCAGGCTGACCAGCACAATCTCAGGCTTCGGGCTCAGATTAGCCGCGGGCGGCATATTTGGCATCGGCGCTTTAGGTTTCAGTGCGTTCTCTCGCTACCGCGAGGCAACCGGGCTGGGGGTGACACCAGGCCAGCTCTCGGCGTTCTCGGCCTATTATTCGCCGCTGGTGAACGGTGGAGACGTGCTTTCGCGCGTTGCCAATGCGCGCAACGATCTTGCGCTTCGCCCATATCTCGCGCGCCTCGGGATCGGGCCGCAGCAACTTCAATCTCAATCCAACGATCAGATCGCAGCGTCCATCGTCGAGCGCGCGGCAGCGTTATGGAAGAACGGTCCCCAAACTCAACAGTTTGCTGATGCAATGGGGATGACGCAATTCTTCACGATGGAAGATTTGCGGCGCATGGGGCAGATGACGCCTGACCAACTGCGTCGGATGCATGGGCAGATGAACGCGGCGGAGGGGCAACTTAATTTCTCGCCCGAGATCGCGCAGCAATGGAACGATCTTACCGTTCAGCTTCGCAAAGCCGGCGTGGAGATCGACACAGTGCTCATCCGCGACCTAAGCAGGCTTGCGGAACCTCTCGGCCATCTCTCTGATGTTATCGTGACAACGCTGGATTCGTTCCTCAACAATGCCGACATGCCGCAAGCGATCGGTCAGCTTGGCAAAGGCATCGAATGGCTGGCTTCGGAAATCAAGTCCGGCGACTTCCAGAATGGAGTCAAATCGTTCGCGCAAAACATCGTCGCGGCAGCCGAAGGAGTGGCGAATTTCATGCACGCCATTGGTATGTCGCCCTCGACGATGCCAAGCAACACGGCGGCTGATTTGAGCAAACGGATGGCTTCGGGTGATACCTCGCGCAACAAGTTCTATGCGTATGAGGCATGGGCGCATGACAAGTTCTCGAGCGAGGCAGCAGAGAATTATGCTTCGCATGTTCGCGAGATAACAAGCGTCGAAAAAAGCATGGGACTTCCTGCCGGCTCTATGTTCGGAATCTGGGGTGCCGAGAGTTCGTTCTCACAAAACACGCGAGAAAGCTCTGCGGGAGCTTTGGGGCCTTTCCAACTTATGCCGCAAATCTACCACGCGGCAAACATCGACCCGAATGACTTTTCTGAAGCTCTCAAGCGCGACGCCAAAGACTTCAACATCTACATGCAGAAATACGGCGATGAGGATAAGGCTCTCGCTGCGGTCAACTGGGGGCCGGCGAACTTGGACAAAGAGATCGCGAAATATGGCAATGACTGGGAGGCGCATCTCAACGACGAAACTCGCAATTATATCTCCCGAGTTCACGCATACCAAAGCCATGCGGCGGAGCAACTCAACCGCCCTCCGACAAATCCCTACGTGTCTTTGAACGTCCACAACAGCACGTCGGCGAACATCGCAACCACTGCCGC